CGATTAACTTTAGTATCTGATAGAGATAGACACTTATTTCATTTTGGAACGGAAACAACTATTGGAACTCCAGCAACTCAAGATCCAATGTTTGTTAGATTTTCTAATCAAGAAGATTTAAATACGTACGCACCAACCGCAACCAACACCGCCGGTACATTTAGACTGGATACAGGAAACAAGATTGTAGCTGCTATTCAAGGTAAAGATTATGTGTTTTGTATAACGGATCAAGCAGCTTATGTAATTCAGTTTGTGGGTCCGCCATTTACCTTTTCTGTAAGACAGGTAGGTACAAACTGTGGATGTATAGGTCAGCATGCAGTGTCTTATGCAAATGGTGCTGTGTGGTGGATGTCAGCCGAAGGAGGATTTTTTGTATTTGATGGTACTGTTAAAGCATTACCATGTTTAGTTGAAGACTTTGTATTTAATACTGATGGAGATAATTTAGGTATTAACTATGATGCATCAGATATTGTTTACTCATCACCAAATGCTTTATACACAGAAATTAATTGGTTCTATCCTAAATCAGGTTCAACGCAGATTGATAGATGTGTAACGTATAATTACTCAGAAAATGTATTTACAACATCATCACTAGACAGATCTAGTTATCAAGATCAAGGGGTATATAATTTACCTTATGCAACTGACTATGATTCAACAGCTACTCCAGTTTTTTCTGATATATCGGGTATAACTAATTTATATGGCGCTTCTATTTATTATGCTCATGAATTAGGTGACGATCAAGTTAACAGTTCAGGCACTACATCAATTGATGCATTTATTAAATCAGGGGATTGGGACATCACATCTAGACGAAGCGCCCTAGGTCAAGCAACAGGAGTGGTAGACTACAGAGGAGATGGTGAGTTCTTCATGTCTGTTAGACGATTTATACCTGATTTTAAATATTTACGTGGTAACTCTACAGTTACATTATTTTTAAATGACTATCCAGACAATGCTCCTGTAGGATCACCATTAGGTCCCTTTACAATAACTTCAACCACTGATAAGATAGATACAAGAGCTAGAGGAAGACTAGTTGCGATTCAGATAGCAAATACATCTACAGGTGAATCTTGGAGATATGGAACCTTTAGACTTGATGCACAACCGGATGGTAGAAGATAATGGAACAATTTATAGACGAATTTGGTAATATACAATTTAGAGAAACAGCTCCTACAACTGATTTTCCGTTTAAATCTATGACAGAAATGGCTAATGAAAATGCTTTAGCTATCTCAAACATGTTTGGAGTTCCACAACCATTTAGTTCAAATCCTACTTTCATAGCAAAACAAAATGTTAATCCTAACTTTGCTGGTATTACTACATTAAATACCCCTATACAGCAAAGCCCTATAAGCATGTTTCAAAGAGCTGGTGGTCAAACATTTGCTTTAAATGATCCAAAAGCAATAGAAGCAGCAAATTATTTTCAAAGACCTGTAGGTATTATGCAAAGAGCAGGGACATTTCTTACTCAAACATTACCAGAAACAATTAAAACTGGATTAGAAACGATAGTACCTGGAGCTCGTTTTATACAAAGTTTTGATAAGTTTAGTACACTTCCGTATTCAGATAGAAAATTTATTTCAAGCACCATGAGACAAGCAGGGCTTCCTAACACTGGTGTATTCGTAGATCCAAGCACAGGTTTAATAAAAGATATTAGAGGTAAAAATGTAAGAAGTCTGATGGGTAATTATGCAGAATCTATTGATCAAGACTATCAAGATAAATTAGAATCAATAAATAAATCTAAACAAAGATGGGAAAGCAAGTTTGGTAGTTTAACTAATACAAATAATTTAGGTAAAACTTGGAGCGAAATGAATAAGAAAAATATAATTGATTTTAATTTCTTAAAAAACCAAAAACAAATTAAAGACAAACAAATGAGAGATACATTAGATAATGTGGCTGCACAAGTTAAAGCTGGAGTTACAGCTA